TGCTCCTGCTGCGGCTGTTCAGCATTATGCCACGGCGTTCGGCATTCTCATTGACAAGTTCCGGCTCGAATCGGGAGAGGTGACTAGCCGTGACGAGCACCGGAACATTGACCAGTCAGACATCGACCGCGAGCTTGCCGGCCTTTGCGCTGAAATGGCCCGTAGAGAAAAAGCTGCGGGCGATACAAGTGATGAAGGCGAAGCTGCAATGGTCACCCTGGGCGCCGCACTATCCGACGCCCAAACAGAAAGCATTTCTTGACCTAGAGGCACGAGAGGCTTTCTACGGTGGGGCCGCCGGCGGGGGCAAGTCGGACGCCCTCTTAATGGCAGCGCTCAAGTACGTGGACACTCCGGGTTATGCAGCCTATCTGTTCCGGCGTACCTTTGCCGACCTTGCTTTACCTGGTGCGCTCATTGATCGGGCCCATACATGGCTGCAAGGCACCGCGGCTAAGTGGAATGACAAGGAACATACCTGGACATTCCCAAGCGGGGCAACGGTGACGTTCGGCTATCTTGAGAGCGAGCTAATCAAGTATCGCTACCAGGGCACAGAGGCGCAATTCATCGGCTTTGACGAGCTTACTCAATTCACTGAGACGCAGTATTTGTACCTGTTCAGTCGGCTTCGGCGTTTGGCAGGTTCGGAGATCCCACTAAGGATGCGCGGAGCGTCCAACCCCGGCGGCGTGGGGCATGACTGGGTGAAGGCGCGCTTTGTAGTACCTGGTGATAGTGCCCGTCCCTTTGTACCGGCGCGCCTCGAGGACAACCCCTACCTCGATCAACTCGAATACTGCGCCAGCCTGAACGAGCTGGACGCGGTGACACGTGAGCAGTTGCTTGAGGGCGACTGGGACGTATTGCCCGAGGGCAACATGTTCAAGCGGGAGCGGGCTGAGATTGTGGAGGCTATTCCCGCCGCTATGACCCGCTGGATACGCTACTGGGATAAAGCTGGTACCGAAGGCGGGGGCGACTGGACGGCGGGCGTGCTCATGGGCATGGCGGGTCGTACGATCTTCGTGCTGGACGCCGTTAGGGGCCAATGGAGCGCAGCCAATAGGCAACAGGTTATGCGCCAGTGCGCTTCTCTCGATGCTCAAGCCTATCCGCTGGTGGAGATATGGGTCGAGCAAGAGCCGGGTTCGTCTGGCAAGGAATCGGCCGAGAACACTATCGCTGATTTGGCTGGCTATTCCATACAAGCAGAGACATCTACGGGCAGCAAGGTCATACGGGCGAATCCGTTCTCGTCACAGTGGGAGGTCGGTAACGTGAAACTTCTACGGGGGGCGTGGAACAAAGCGTATCTTGACGAACTATCCGCCTTCCCGAACGGAGTACACGATGACCAATGTGATGCAAGCAGTGGAGCTTTCGCCAAGTTGGCCGCCGTCCAACATCGTTCGGGGGCGGTAAGACATGCCTAGTCTTAGCCTAGTAGCACCTCCCGTCTCTGGCATTGACCTGGTGCAGCTTTCGTATCTTGCCTGGTTGGAGTCGCAGGATAACGAGCGGGCAATCAAATATGGCCTGTTTCGAAGGTATTACGAAGGCGACCACGACTCGCAACTAACCGCTCGTATGCGCAAGTTCCTTAAACTGACCGACGATCAAGAATTCACCCTCAACGCCTGCCCCATTGTGGTCGACTCCCTAGCTGAGAAGTTGAAGGTGGCGGGATTCGACTGCGATAACAAGCCGGATATCCTGCGTGAGTGGTGGCGGCGCTCAAGGATGGATGCTGTTCAGGCAGTCGTTCACACGGCCGCTATCAGGGACGGCGATACCTATGTCCTCGTGGAATGGTCGAACGATCACAAGCGGCCCATGTTCACACAAGAGAATGCCTACGATGGCTCACAAGGTTTGCACGTGGTCTACTCGGACGAACGCCGCAATGTGCCCGTGGTGGCTATCAAGCGCTGGATACTGACCTCTGGTGTGAACATCAAGACACGGCGCACGAACCTGTATTACCCAGACCGCATTGAGAAGTACTCAGACATGGGAACGGGGCAGACCTGGCAGGAGTACGTTGACACCGAAGGGCAGTATGCGGGCGTGTGGCCGATACCCTGGACGCGCTCGGGCGAGCCCTTGGGTATCCCTGTCATTCACTTCCGCAACAAGGACCAGGGTTATTCGTATGGCGAGTCAGAACTTGAAGATCCGGTACCGCTTCAAAATGGACTGACCAAGACTCTCATTGACCTGTTGGCAGCAGCCGACACAACGGGCTTTCAGATGCTGACTGCTACGGGTGTTGACAAGGCACCTGATATCGTGGCGCCAGGGATGACACTGTGGTCTACCAACCCCGCAGCAAGTTACGGCTCTATCTCGGCCGCCGATCTGTCCGGCCTGATCGCTCTGAAAGACTCCATCATGGCGGACATTGCCAAGATCACCAGGACACCGTTAAGCTACTTCCAGATGACGGGGCAAGTGGCGGCGGCCGGCACGCTCAAGGAGCAGCGTTCGGGGCTTATCAGCAAGGCGCTCGACAGGCAGACGACCTTTGGCAACTCGTGGGAAGATGTTATGTACATGGCCCGCAAATTGCACAACACCTTTGGTTCTGGTGGCATGGATGAAGAGGCCGAGATAACGTGTGACTTCGCAGATGACGAGAAGCCGGACGATAACGAATTGGCTGCGCAAGCTGATATGCTTTTCAAGTCTCAGAGTGCGTCTGTCGCCACTCGAGTGAAGCTTATCCATCCCGACTGGGATGAGAAGGCTATTCTGGAAGAGATTGACTTGATACGGGAAGAGCAAGCAATGAACGTTCCAGAAATCCCGTTCGCTACAGCAGGGGAGGTGCAAAATGGGGGGAGCGCCGTCCAAGGGAACGCCGAAGGACAAGCGGCTCAAGCCTAACAAGCCAAAGGGCAATCCGTTCGGGAAGAAAGCGCCGAAGAAGTAGGGGGAGATCATGGGAGGAAGTTGGGCGTTGTCAATCGTGGGCGATGATGGGGCAGAAATACCTATCAAGCCGATGCTGGAAGTGAACGCAGAGCTGGCGAAATATAATTGGCTACGCAATCGTTTGAAACGTAAGATTATGCATGTTCTATGGCATGCGTCCCACCGGCCGAAGAAGTAGCGACCCTCGGGAGGGGAAATGGCAAGTGCGACCGCGAAGATTGACGTAATCGGGCTACCTAAAGTGAAGGCGCTGTATGACGCGGCGAAGACTGTTATCGTCACGCTCAATGAGGAAATTCAGATGCAGGAAGCTCTGGCAGATTACGAACCGACAGCGCTCATGGAGGCTCACAAGCTCCTGGCCGATGCGCTGAAAGCGTTCAAGGAAGCCTAAATGCCCGTCTCCCCATCCCTAGCCGAATCCCTAGCGCAACCCGTAGTTGAAATCTATGCCGAAGCGGAGCGCGTCCTACTCGCTCGTATTGCCCGCAATCTGGCTAAGGGTCTGACTGCCCCCAACTGGGCAGAGCTGAAACTGCTTGAAGTCCAATTCCTACAGGCGCAGACGCAAGCGCTGGTGGCCGACCTGGGCAATCGTGCCGCTGCTCAAGTGGCGGTGCAACTGGCAACGGCTTACAATCGGGGGGGCGCTAGTGCGGCTGCCGACCTGGCGGCCCTGCTCGGGGTGGAACTGGAAGCTGTGTCTGCGCCGCTTATGTCGCTCCCTACCGTTGAACTCTTAGTAGCGGAGACGATGGGCTACCTGGATGCAATGGGGCCGCGGATTCTTAGAACCGCATTGGACGATTTTCGCCAAGTCATTGCTGAGACAGTGGGGCAAGTACTTATCGGCACACAGACGCGCCGGGAAGCAGCCCAACGGGCGCTTAATAGGTTTGCGGCCAAGGGGATCACAGGCTTCGTGGATAAAGCCGGTAGAGGCTGGAATCTGGAAAGCTACACCGAAATGGCCATGAGGACCGGGACGGCCAAGGCGGCGGTTAAGGGGCACACTGACCGGCTGCAAGAGCACGGCATGGATCTTGTCATCATTTCGGATGCTCCTCGCGAATGTCCGCTCTGCCGACCCTTCGAGGGCAAGGTGCTTTCGATATCAGGCAGGGACGGCAGGTACCCGAGCATGGATAGCGCCCGTTCAGCGGGGCTCTGGCATCCCGGCTGTCGGCACAGCGCTTCCCTTTGGCAGGAAGGTATTACCAGACCCTACGGGGTGACCGCCGACCCTGCCGGATACGAGGCGGGACAGAAGCAGCGGTATCTAGAGCGTCAAATACGCGCACAGAAGCGCGTGCAAGCGGCGGCGATGGACCCGGCTGCTAGTGCTAAGGCGGGGGCAAAGATACGAGCCTACCAGAAGAAGCTAAGAGATCACGTGGAAGAGAACGATCTGAAACGTCTCCCGGCAAGAGAACAGATTGGACGCGCCATTTAGGGTATAATTGGAGCACGCTACAAAGCGCCCGGCACTGCGTAAACAGCCCGGGCACGGCTCAAGGAGTTGACCCTTGAACGCTTCTGATTCTACCACCAAAACGTGTACGAAATGCGGGTGTGAGTTGCCCGCAACGTCGGAGTTTTTCGGTTCCCAAATCCATGGCAAATATGGTTTGCGGGCGCCTTGCAAGAATTGTGTCGCTAAGTACAACCGGATTTACAACGCTGCGACCAGGGAGATAAGACTGGTTAGGAAGCGGGCAGCGTACATCGTCAATCGTGAAAGCATACTGGCCTACGCGGCGGCTTACCGGGAGAAGTATCCCGAGAAGGTAGCGGCGTCCTATCGTGCTTGGAGTATCGCCAATCCTGGCAAGGTGTACCGAAAGACACACCCCGACGAAATGGCGGCTATCTGCAAGGCATGGCGAGAAGCCAATCCCGAGAAGTGTTCGGCACATCTTCACAATCGCAGGGCCCGCAAGATTGGCAACGGCGGGACACATACCGCTGCAGACATGAGAGATCAATACGAGCGTCAAAAGGGCAAGTGTTTCTACTGCCACAAGAAGCTGGGCGAGAAGTACCACAAGGACCACGTAGTGCCCTTGGTGCTCAATGGCAGCAACAGCCCGGAAAACCTAGTACTCTCCTGCCCTAAATGCAACCTATCCAAGGGCTCCAAACACCCGCAAGACTTCGCGGGCATCTTGTTTTAAGGAGGCAACATGCGCGATGCAGACGCAGAACTGAAAGCACTAGCCAAGCAAGGCATCAAACTGGACGTCGCCACTGAGCAGGCATATCGGGCGGTGTTGGATGCTGAGGCGCTGACGGCAGAGGCAGCGCAGAACATGGTGCGCGTTCTCAAGACGCCTGGCCTGTCGGCGCAGGACGGGCAAGAGTGGCAGTTAGGGATGCCTCCTCAGTCTAAGTCCCTCAAGCGTTCTAACCACCGTACGTAACACTAGCGGAGGTCATAATGTCCTACCTACCTATTGGTCCCAAAGGCAAAGACTTCTCTGTTCCGTTCACTCAAATGGCGCCTTCTGTCTCGGCAATGACCCTCTACACGCCGGCGACCACGTCCTTCGTCAAGCACACGCCGTTCAGTGACACTGTCATGTGCCATGTTGCGCCCGTGGTGACGACTGAAAGCCTGATAGTTGCTACCAAGATCGTCCACAAGATCGCAGACGCTACCACCATTACCTCGGACGAGGCGACCTCGGACGCTACCGACCGCCTGCGCGCGACTGAGTTCAAGAACGACTTCAATACTCACGTCGCCTCTGTCGCCTATCACCTGGCAGCGGGTACGGCCATTACCGCGGCGGACGCTACCAGCGACCCGACGCTTATCGCCCTCTGTCAAGCGATAGACGCGGCCATGAAAGCTCACGCTGCGTCCATTACGCAACATGGCGGGGCGGCGGACGCGGTCTTCCTGGCAGCCCTTATCGCGTTGGCGCTTCCAGCCGTTCCCACCAAGGGCGAGTGCCGGACGTGGCTTGTGGACGCTGCGCTCGTGATTCCCTGGACGGCGCACCTTGCCG